ACAAGTACAAAGCCCGCAGCGGCCACCCTTCGCGAGCTGGCGTTCTTCGTGTGGTCTCCTGGATGTACCTATTCAAGAACTACACCCTCAAGGACTGGGTCGCGTTCTGTGAAGTGTTCGGGATGCCGCTCCGGCTGGGCAAGTATCAGCCGGGCGCAAGCGAGGAGGACAAGCGGGCGCTCATGCAAGCGCTCGTCGCTATCGGAGCCGACGCGGCGGGCATATTCCCGGACGGCACGACGATCGAGTTCGTCAACACCGAAAAGACCAGCTCGACCGACCTCTATGAACGGCTCGCCCGTTATTGTGACGAGCAGGTCTCGAAGGCGATCCTCGGTCAGACTTTGACCTCGGACTCCGGGGGCGGCAGCTACGCACAAAGCAAGACGCACAACGACGTCCGACATGACCTCACCGTCGCAGACTGCAAGGCACTCGCGGCCACGCTCCGGCGCGACCTCATCCGCCCCCTGGTGCTCTATAACTTTGGGGAGGACAAGCGCATCCCCTATCTACGGTTCGACGCCGAGGAGTCGGAAGACCTCACCCAGACGGCGACCGTGATCGGGACGCTCATCCGGGAGGCTGGTCTCAAGGTTCCGACCTCCTACATCTACAAGAAGTTTTCCATCCCGAAACCGGAGGGAGACGAGGAGATCGCCACACCGGCAACCCAGGCACAGGGCGCAGGGATCGGCCCCTTCTCCTTCAAAGCAACCGCGCCGGAGACGCCGATCGCGCTCAAGGCCGGGGGCGCAGCGGGCCACGGGACGCAGGAACGCATCGACCAACTTGCGGCAGCAGCCACCAAAAAAA